GAAGAAGCTCCTGAAGAAGGTGGTGAAGAAGCTCCAGAGGCAGAAGGAGAAGCAGCACCAGCAGAAGCACCAGCAACAGTAGAAGACATGCTACACGAGTCATACAACAAAGTTAAAGAAGCTGCAATGGCTTATGAAAATGACGAGTACCAAGACCACACATTAGAAATGTACATGAAAGAGAACGCTGCGTTAGTAGCAACTCTTGCTGCAAAAGCAATGGAAGAAGGTTATGGTGAAGTTAAAGAAACTGAATTAACTCAAGAAATGTATGAGGCTCACTGTAATGAGATGAAAGAGGCTTATGCTAAGAAAATGGATGAGTTAAAAGAAATGTACGGCGCAAGCAAAGACTAATATGAAATATATCAAATCGATAAACGAGTTAAAGGAAGCTAGACAGGCTCCAGCTAAGAGATTATTTAAAGATGTTGTCAAAGGCAACACATCCTCTATCGAGGGTCAGAAAATCTCTAAGGAGATGGCGCAAGCTGCATTGGACTGGTTTGACAGATCTGTATATGCTAGAAAATATGCAAATCAAGTTCAGAAGGCTGGTATGGGTGCAGTAGCTCCACTTATTTTCGGTGATTATTGGGGTATTAAGAAAACTATAGGACGTAAACTAAAAGACGAATTCAAAGAATTACAAGACGTATACAAGAGAGAAATGTCTGAGTCAGTATTAAATGAGTCAGATGCAACTCCAACTATGTTATTAGCTCAAGAGATTGACGGTGGTGAATACCACATGGCATTCTCAGATGGCGGTATCAATGTAGATGCTAGATCTACTAAGAGAACTTGGGACGATGGTGTACCAGTTCTAAAATTCATTGCAAGAGCTCCTAAGAAGTCCGTAGAGCTACCGAAGGGTAAATTTGAGGTAGTCATTGATGATAAATACGGATGGTATTACTGGCAACACAAAGGCACGTGGTACGGTATGGAACAAGACGGTGAAGCACCTCCATTCGAGTATTAAGCAGGCACACATTTTAGAAACTTTATTAAGAGTCTATGTATAATTAATGTAAACATAGACTCTTTTAGTATGCCAAGAATACCCGTAGACTTAATTTATATGCAGATGGCCTATCAAGTAGCCAAACTCTCGTACGCTAAACGTAGACGTGTTGGTTGTATTATCGTGAAAGATACACAGGTAATTGCAACTGGCTATAACGGTACGCCACATGGCTTTGATAATGACTGTGAAGAGGTACAGACTAGAGAGATAGAGAACGAAAATCATAGAAAAGTATTAGAAGAAAAAGGCTATGAGTGTGAAGACACTTGTTGTTCAAAAGAAGTAACTAAAAGAGAAGTGCTACATGCAGAGTCTAATGCTCTAGCAAAAGTAAGTAAATCATCTATCTCATCAGAAGGCGCAGATATGTATATCACTACATGCCCATGTTTCGACTGTGCAAAACTAATCATTCAAGCAGGTATTAAAAGAGTATTCTACTCAGAAGACTATAGAGATATGTCTGGTATTGCACTGTTAGAGAAAGCAGGTATTGAAGTAAAAGAGGTTATATGTTGGAACGCGGAGTAAGTCAAATTATAGATGAGGCTCTAGCCCAGAATGTATTCGGAACTGATTTCAAATTTAGAGAAGGACAAAGAGAAGTTATCGAAGCTATCTGTAATCACTATCTTCAAGACCAAGAGGGCACAATTATTCTAGATGCTCCAACTGGAAGTGGTAAATCACTGATTGCTATGTGGTCCGCGCACGTCTTAAAAGAACTCGGTAACCGAGGCTATCTCGTCACATCTGATTTAATGCTACAAGATCAGTATGAAGAAGACTTTCGTAAGTTTAAATTAAATTGGCCAAGTATTAGAGGAGTAGACAACTATGAATGTGATGTCAATGGTCTAACCTTCTCTCTTGCTGACTGTAAGATGAAAGGTATTGGATATGAAGCTGCAGAGAAACTCTCATGCTGGAACACTTGTGGGTATCTACAGGCCAGACGGCGCGCGAAGGAGCTACCTGTAGCTCTCTTCAATTATTCATATTATCTAATACAAAGGAATTATGTAGAAGACAAGATGATAGATCAGGGTAAAGAAGTACCTTTTACACAGAGAGACTTTGTATTCTTTGATGAAGCACATAAGGTAGACAATATAGTACAGTCACACTTCTCACCTAGATTAGAGACCAGTACACCTAAGATATTTAGAGAGGTAAACAGATTTGTACAGAAACATGCAATCAATGCTGCCTGGGTTTCCGAGAATAGAATAGCTGATATTGTCGACCGCTTAATGCGGGAAGACGATCACCAGGAGTTAATGAGGCACATCGGAGAGTTCAGAGGTATCGCGGTCATTTACCGCCGGGTACAGAAAGCGGCCCTACTCCAGAGTAAGATGAGATTTAAGTCTGGTAGTGTCCCTAGAGAATGGCAGACTTTTTTTGGACGAATGGATAGACTAAAAGACATTTGGTGCAAATTTGATGACTATCATGACATAATTAAAGAGCTCGGCACTGAAGCAATCGTTATTAATCGAAAAGAGAACGAGACTCAATTCTTATGTTTAGAAGAGGCAATGATGATTGATAAATTCTTACAGAAGAAGAGTGGGTTTAAAGTCTTTATGTCAGCAACATTAGGTGATATTAGATCTTTTGCAAAACATACTAAGATGGGTGATGCTAAAGTTATTAGAATGGGTAACAATTTTTCCTACGAAAAATCCCCCGTGGTTTTCATCAATAGACACAAATTGTCTTTTAGAGAACGCGAACAAAATCTCCCTCATGTAGTAAAGACACTTGACAAGATCTTAGACAAACACAAAGGACAAAGTGGAATTATTCACGCCGGTTCCTATGATTTCATGAACTACATCAATAGTAACTCTAAGCATAAATATAGTTTTATTACTTATGATGTAGCGAAAGAAAGATCTGGCGCGATTGATCTGTTTAACAAAACAGAAGGTAAAATACTACTAGGACCTTCACTATTAGAAGGCCTAGACTTAAAAGACGAAAAATCAAGATTTCAAATCTTCTTTAAAGTACCATACCCATCTTTAGGAGATCCGCTTGTAAAAGCTAAAATGAAATCATTCCCTGACTGGTATGATTGGAAAACAGGGATAGCAGTACAACAAGGAGCTGGTCGAAGTATCAGATCCAAAGATGACTGGGCAGTAACATATATTTTAGATGCTTGCTTTAGAAGCTTGATAAATAAAAAAGGGTTATTCCCTCCATCTTTTGAAGAAAGATTAAAAACAATTTACTAATGGCATATAGCTTAATTATTATAGACAACTTTTACAATAATGTAGACCAAGTTAGAGAATTTGCTCTAGCACAAGAATTTGGCGTTAGGGGTAATTACCCTGGTCAAAGAACTATTCCTATGGCTTCGGACTCTGTAAAAGAACACATCGCCGCTCACCTAAGAGGTGTACACGGCGAACCCCAATGGCCTGACCCTGAAAGAGTAGACTCTTATTGTGGTTCATTCCAGTGGACAACTGCAAGTGATAGAACTTGGATCCACGCAGACGGTTGGAATGACTGGGCAGGTGTTTGTTATCTTACACCTAATGCTCCACTATCAGGAGGTACAGGTATTTTTAAACACAAACCAACTGGTTTAGTAAAAACACCAAGACTTGCAAACGGAGATAGAGATGAGGACTTACTAAATGAAATCTACAAGGACGCACAAGATATGACAAAGTGGGAAATGGTAGATCGAGTAGGTAATGTATACAATAGATTAGTATTATATGATGGAGACTTATTTCATGCGTCTCTTGATTACTTTGGTAGAAATGCACAAGACGGTAGATTATTTCAAACATTTTTCTTTAACACTAAAAACTAAAACATGGGATTCAACAAACTAAACTTACCAGACCTAGACAGATTAAAAGAACAATTAGCACAATGGGGCGAAGATGACTTTACAGCCTATTGGAAAAACCTCTTTGAAAGAAGAGATGCTATCTGTGGTCCGGTCGATTCACATGACTTTATTAAACTTTTTCTAAATCGTGAGTATAATTATAGAAAGACTGGTCAAATTGAGTTTGACTTTGATGAAGTCTAGTTTTAAAAACAATAATATGACAACAGAAACAGCAGAACAAACAAAACCTAAAATGTACGTTTGGTCAAAGACTGAACGTGCTGGAGATATTGTAACTGTAGACACTACTGATGGTGGTTTCACTATATTTACAGATGGTACTAGAATTAATTCTAGTTTAATAGGTGAATTTTTAATGGAGGCTGCAAATGATACACAAGCAGCAGCTCTTGCACAACCATTCGTAGAGGTTGAAGAGTCGAAAGGACTCTCAGAGATTCAAGAACCACAGAGAGATCCAGACCCAGTAGAAACAGGAACAGTCAACGTAATGTTAGAGATGCTAAGAAAGATTAGCGCTAAGAATACTCTAACAATGCCGATTGAATTAAATTTACCTTCCACTGAAGTTTATTCATTATTTAAAGATCAGATGGATATTACAGAGGAAGAGTTAAACGACCATATATTAGAGCTGGTACTGAGCCAGATAGATAACTTACAAGAACAATTAAAACCTCAGGCAAAAGAATTTATTAACGATTATTACAATGGCAAAAGAACAGGAAAAAAGCGTGTCAATAGAGACAACACAGGAAGCTCCGCAAACACCGGGCCCGATATTACTTACTAGAAGACAGAGAAGATATATGCTAAAGCAACAAGGTGCTTTAAAATATATGCAGTCTTTAAGCTTTTCTGATAAAGCTGAGTTGAGAAGACAGAATATAGAGAACGGTAGAAAACTACATCAACAACATCTAGATGCTATCGAGAAAAGAAACCATGAGATGTTAGAAGAAAAGTTAGTTTCTCTAAAAGAAAGTTGGACGGCTATTGGTTACAATAAAGAAGAACAAGATAAATTAGAAGAGGCTTGGGCTTTAGGTATTGTAAAAGATAAAGAAACTTACAGAGCTGACAGAAAGAAAGCTAAAGCTTTATATAAAGAGGTGAATGCTTCTTTCACAGCTAGAAAAAACAAATAACAGAGAATGATTACGATTTCATTAGAACCGGCAGATAACGGCTTGCTCAAATTTTTAATAGACGATAACGTCAATGGAGGTGGAGAAGAATATACTTCCAGGACAGTCTATGAGTTTGAAGGTATTGCTGGTAGAGCTAATCAGATTAAATTTCTAAAAGATCTTATTTTAGACTTAGGACTAACTACAGGTTCTGATTTAGACAAAGATAAAATCGTAATAAAGTCTGAGTGGGGAACACAATATAAACCCAATGAAGCAGAACTTAAAAACAGGATCTCACAATTAGAAAAAGAATTAAAAAGACTGAGGTCCATAGAAAAGAAATGACACTACAAATAGAAGGTGTTTGGTGTAAAACAAGGACTGAGTTTGAGAAATTAGCTAAGTCTGGTGATTATGATTTGACTATTTCATATTTCGATATTGTAAATAGATTAGTCAAGAGCGATCCTTATTCTAAGGAGCCATCAGATATTATTGTCTCTCTTTATATTAGAAAGCTGATACAAAAGCTAATAACCGATAAAGATCAAGAAGAGGCAAAATTGCTTTATATGTTTAAAAACTTAGATGGCCCTGCCGTTTTAAATTTTAAACAGTTTATCGCAGATCTGACTGGAGATCCATTTAATATAGATTTAATTATTATCAACAGATGCGACTACCCTAAAAGAGGTGTACTCAGTAAATTTGATAATGTTAGATTTATAGACCATGATTAAACATAAGATATTTACTAAAGGTGAATATGTACAAGCTTTAATATCAACTACACAAAACCCTAACGTACTTATTCCGGTTCGCGGCCTAATTTACGACGTCAAGTTTGATGATGTAAACCCTAGGTATCAAATTCGTATTAAAAAATTCTATGACAATATAGTATTTTTAAAAGCATACTTATTTGGTGGACGATTCATTAGAGACTTTGATGGTAAAGAAACTAGAATTAATTTAAAAAGACAAGAGTATAAGACTGTCAAAGAACTAGAAGACAGAGTCTTTGATGGCGAGAAGTGGAAGCAATATCTAGTTACTGTTGATTCAGTTTTCTGTGTGAAGACCAGGGGCGAACAGGTAGAGTTGTTTAATAAAATACAAGACTTCCAGACAGAAGTAGCTCTAAAGCAAGTCTACGAGCTCACAAATAGGTCTACATATACAGGTCAATATAACTTTCATAGCAAGGGTGAATATATTAAAGCACTTGAGAAGTTTTTAGGAGATAGATACCCTAAGGACAAAGATTGGGCAGATACTATCTTGTACAGACCTAATCATGATGAATTAGACCGCGGAGAGTGGGTCTAAAACATAATATCCTGATACATAGTCAGATATATAATAAAAACAAATAGGCTTTTTACATGGCATTCAGTTTAAATACAGTGGTACCAGGTGCACCACCTAAGTTCAGTTACATAGACGACGAGACAGGAGATGTAAAGGTTAGTGATGTAGAATTAGGTGCAGACGGTAATCCTTTAAGCACTGGTAATACAGAAAGAGACGCAATTGACAATTCTAACAATAACGCTTTAGGTGCTGAAGAAGTGCCACAATCTGATATTGTTGCGTTAGGTAATACTATTACTGTAGATGATAATCCTAGAACAGATCCACAGAGCACAGAACCTGCTGGTATTTATGGTAATACTGCTATAAAGTCTAGAGCTTATGAGATTAAAGATGGTCCTAAAGTTGAAGGTGTAGATACGGTTAGATCAAAATCTAATGCTTGGACACTAATTAACTATAGAAACTATTCAGGTGGTACAAAATATATGAGTCCTAAGTTTAAAGACTTTAATAAGACTGTAATGGACTCAAATAAGGATAACGTACTTAATCCTACAGCAAAGCGTATTGTTAATTTTGCAGATACAAACGGTGGTTTAGGTTTTGCATATTCATATAGAGACTTTATTCAAGCTGAACATTATGGTCAGATTTCAAATGAATATCTAATTACATTAAGAAGATTTGCTTTCCCTATTGGTGATGACTTAATGAATACAAAATCTGTTGATGATAAAGGTAAAGAGTTTGATTCATCTGAACCTGATTTAGCTAGAGCTATTACATGGTTATCACCTGCATTAGGTAACGACTTAAAAGAAATACTTTCATTTGGTGTTGGTTTTGGTTGGCAAGACATTGAGTCTAAAGTACAAGAGGCTTCAACAGCAGGTACAGAGAGAAGAAGAGGTACATTAGGTAATTTCATTGAGTCTTCCCCTCTGGCAAAAGGTATTGAAGCTGGTATTAACGGTTACTCAGCAGCACAATCAGATAGAATTAGTACAAAGGGACATGGTTTCGATCCACTAGGTGACACATATCCTAACTTTGTATATGGACCATACAATGCTATCAAGTCTGTTTTAGCAAGAGATGAAAAAGGTCTAAAGTTTGAAAATGAATTTACTCTTAATTTCTACTATGACTTAAGAGGTTTTGATAATACTTCGCCTAAAGTAGTATTTATGGATGTACTGTCTAATCTACTAGCGATGACATATAACAATGCTCCTTTCTGGGGTGGTGCCGCTAGATATACTGGAAGTGGTTCTACTGGTAAACCATTCGGAGACTTTGATAAATTAAAGAATGGTGACTATGCTGGTTACTTAGGTTCAGTTGCTACACAATTAAAATCTTCACTAGGAGCTGGTTTTGCAGACTTAGGTAAAGCTGCTAAAGGTCTAATCAACGGTAAAGGTATAAATGCACTTGGTGATTCTAAAATCTTAGATAACCTAATTGGTGGTAACTTAATGAAGATGATGGGTTCACCTTCTGGTGGTGATATTATCAAAGCATTCTTAACTGGTGACCCAACAGGACAATGGCACTTAACAATAGGTAATCCTATGAACCCTATGTTAGTTTGTGGTAACCTATGTTTAGAAAATACTAAATTTGAATTTGAAGGTCCAATTGGTTTTGAAGGTTTCCCATCTAGATTAAAGATGATTGTAACTCTAAAACCTGGTAGACCTAGAGATAAATCAGAGATTGAGTCTATGTTCAACGCGGGTAGAGGTAGAATGTACTTACAACCAGAAGTTGAAGGTAAATCTCTAGACGATGTATTAGATGTATCACAATATGGAAATAAAGATCGTAGCAGATTAACTGGCGATAGAGCTCTACGTCAATCTGATATGGCAGCAGGATAATATGAATTTTAAGTCACTATTAAATAAGACAGCAGATGCTATAAAGTATCACCTAACTCAGCCTACTATGATTTTCACAAATAAGGAAGAGCAAACTGGTGTAATTGAGCATGTTGTTAGAGAAGATGAAACTCTTAGACCAGATCTAATTGCTTTAGAATACTATAATGACCAGAGCAAAACTGATATTATCTTAAAATACAATGGCATCTCAGATCCATTCAGTCTACAAGCCGGTGATGTAATAGAAATACCTAACTCTGGTATTGCCTTTCATAAATTAGAAAGACCAGAAGGCTTAACTGAAGATAATCCTATTAAAAACCAATTCTTACAAGACAAGAGGTTACCTAAGAAAGATGATAGGAGAATAGATGCTCTTAAGAAGAAATATAACAAAGATGTATTATTACCTCCTAACGTAATACCTCTTGGTAAAAAGAATTACAAGTTCGATAAAGGTCTGGTTACGTTGGGTGCACAGGCTCAGAATGCTGAAGTTAATGACCCTGTTGTACAGGAAGTTATGGATGATTTTGTTGATACAACAGCTGAAACGATAACTCCAATTATACCAGATTCTCCAGTAGGTACTGGTGGAGGTAGAGGTGAATTAACTGAAACTCAATTAGATAAAATGTTAGCATCAGGTGTTGGTAAAGGTAAAACTTCTTCTGGCTCAGGTGGTGGTAGAGGAGAGTCAGCTACAGAAACTGCAACAAACACAGGTTCTGGTGATGCACCTCAAAGCACTAATGATGCAAGTGGTATCGCTAACGATGGCGCTCCATGTAACTAAGATTAAAGAATGGAATTAGACAATCATATATTAGCGGTTGTAGAACCGGCGATTCTACCTACAGAGATTAAACTTGAAGCTCTGGCAGAAGACCAAGGAGATAATGTAGACAAACAAACTAAAGAGATTGGGGCGTTTGAACCATTCATCTTGTGTAATGGTGTACAAATTAATTTCAATAAATTAATCTCTCTTGATTTAGAACTAAGTGGTGTAATACCTAGATGTAATGTAGAATTTGAAGATGCTTCATTTGAAGTAGACTCAATGCCTAGAGACGGAGACTTCTTTACAGTCTTGTTTAATTCAAAACACCAAGAGACATTTAAGTCTATTCACATGGACTTCGATATTACTAATGTCGAGTCTGAAACGGGTACTGGAGTTATCACATTAGAAGGTATTACAAAGATTCCTAGAATGTTTAAAGAAGATTGTCAAGTCTACGACAGTGATACTTCTTTAAATCATTTAGAGAAAATAGCAAGAGATTTAGAGTTAGGTCTAGCTACTAACATTGATGCTACAGATGATAAACAATCTAGAATTCAAGCCTATGAGACTTACAAGGATTTCATCAAATCAATAGTAGAGGATTCTTATATTTCTGATGATGGCTTCGCTAAATACTGTATTGACCAATACTACTTCTTAAACTTTGTAGACATCAATAAGGTTTTTAATTCTAAGAACCCAAAATTAGAAGAGGTAACTAAAGCCCTAACCTCCTTTGCAAAATCAGAAGCTGTAAAGAGACAAGCCGAAGATACAACAGATTCAGATAATATAGAAGTACCATTGCTTTTATCAAACCATTTAGAACTAAAAGGTTTTAGCTGTCATATTGAGAGACATGAACTAATCAACAATTCTAGTAAGATTAGTTTAATGAATGGTCAGAGTAGAAATGTACAAATCTATGATAATAACTCTGATAAAGGTGAGAGATTTCAAGAGTTTACAGTTGAGCCTCTAGCAACAGAAGAATTAAGTGAGTTAGATGAACCACTAACAGGAAATAGAAAAGACGAGAGATACAAAGATCAAGTCAAATACAAATACATGGGTAGACAGAATGCTGGTGACGATGGTCTAGGTAATACTCATGGTAATGCTGTTTTCACAAAACTACACAGAAAACAAAATGAGATGCAGGTCAATAAGATGAAGCTAAAAGTTTCTCTATCTGGTTTCAATTCAGCAATCTATAAGTTTTGTAAAATACCAGTATTAATGTATCACTATGTAGGTGAGATGATTGAAGCTGAACAAACAGCAGATCATTTTAGAGAAGAAGCTGGTTTAAAAGAGAGACCATTTGGTGCTGGTAAACCAGAATTAGATCCGAATGAGAGAATGACTCAAATGATGGATAAATTCCTATCTGGTTTCTATATAGTAGAAAACATTGACTATCGATATGATAACATTGATGGTATAAAAACGGAGGTAACTCTAATGAGAAGAGAATGGCCAAGTCGTTCTAGAAACCTAACGTAAAAAATTGAGATAGATAATCTATGGCAGATATAGACTTTAAAAGTAGAAATGACTTTAGAAAGGGAATGCAGCTTCGTAAGATCGATGAAGATCCTACATATCTGAGCTTTATGTTTCTCTTTCACTATAACGACCACACTGATGTGGGCCACTCTCCCCTACTCGATGGTACGGCAGAGAAGTATCTAAGAAATGTTGTTAGAGATGATGTTGGAGAAGCCTATGCTGATAATGTAAAGAATTTCGTTAGAGTCTTAAGAAAAGTTAACATGGAAATGCCTTGGTTCTGGAATGGACTAAAAGGTTTAGAACTTGCACTTAACTATGGTGATATGAAAGAGCCTTGGAGAGGTGCAGAAAAACCTACTTTAGAAATTGAATGTCTAGAAGAAAACATTGAGCTAACCGCAATAGGTCTAATGGACTTATATAAAAGATCTTGTTTTGATTTCGAGAGATATGTAGAAGTAGTACCTAGAAACCTAAGAGAATTCTCATTAGATATTATTGTATCTGAAGTTAGAGTATTTCAAAAAGATACTGCTGCTAGAGATAGAGATTTTAAATCTGATGAAAACCCAAGTCAACTAACTGGTCCAGGTGCTCAATCAGGTCCTGTTAAAACTTTTAACGACCAAGTTATCAATAAAGATTTTACTACTGCAGACGTAACTCCTTTTATTAGATTAAGATTTACACACTGTGAGTTTGACATTAACTCGATTGCAGATTATTTTGCTGATATGTCTAAAAACCCAGAGTTGAAGAAGCCAGTTATCAAAATTAACTGGGGAACATGTACGCAGATAGATCAGAAGTTAGGTCAAAATCTATTTAATGAGAAAGTAGATGGTGATAAACCTATTAATGCTAGAATAAATGAAGAGGCTAAGAAGAATGAACAGAAAGCAACTGAAGCTTCAGATGTACCAGGAATAGGTGACAAATACTTAAATGCTATTAGAGGTCAAACTATCGGTAAAGTGGAGTCTACAATACAGGGTATTAAAGATGGTATTACTAGAAATGTAGAAGATATTCAGAATTCTTTTGCAAACCCAGATCAACCTGGTTTAGTCAACACAATTCTTACTGGTCAAACTAATAAACTAACACAAGCTCTACTAATTGGTAATGTACATGGTATTGACAATATATCAAATGACATTAATTCTGCAATTGCTCAAGGTAGTTTAAATGGTATTGCAAATCTATTTGGTGGTGATTCTCCTCTAGGTAATATAGGTGATATTGCAATTGATTCTACACCAGATAATGTGACTCTAGGTAAAGCACATGATACGATAGCTCCAGACAATGATGACCTAGGTCAAGAAAATATACATCCAGATGCAGTCGACTCGACTCCGGATGGAACGCTAAAAGAAAATGTCCATGAATAATAATGAATTGTACAGAGACAACTTACGCGAAACACATTGGTTAGGTGAGGTAGTTATTAACGAGGACCCACTTCTTCAAGGTAGATGTAGAGTAAAAGTATTCGGTAAGTTTGATAAATTACCAGACGACCAGATTCCTTGGGCAACTCCTATGAACAGAGATCAGGTTGGTTCACATGCTGTACCAAGAGTTGGAGATATTGTTGCTGTTAGATTTGACAACGGTAACATCTATCACCCAGAATACTGGTTTCAAGTAGACCAGAATGATGACCTAAAGAAAGATATTCTAGAAGCTTCTGATAAACCACATGATGTAATCTCTCTAGTATACGACGCAGAACGTAATCTAAGAATTTACCACTCACCAGAAGATGGCCTAGTAATTACCAGAGGTGAAGGTGCAAAAGAAAGACCTATGCTTCAAATAGATGAAGAGGGTTTCATTAAGATTTCAACTGGCGAGAAAGTATTCTTAGACTGTGGAGACATCTTTGTGTCAAACACAGGCGAGGGTGGTGCTGATGAAACTGAACCAGCAGTTAGAGGTCAATCTCTACAAGACTGGTTACAGGCTTTACTTGATGACTACAATGCTCATATTCACCCAACTGGTGTTGGACCATCTGGTCCTCCGATGCCACCTACTCCGGCTACAGTTGCAAAATTAGGATCGACTCATATTAACTATCAACAAAAGAATAAATAACCATGCCCGCGAATTGGCCAGTCTTCATACAGTCTCTAGCAAGTGAGATGACCAGTCAGAAATACACTAAGCCGGGCGGAGCAGGTGTTTCATATCCTCTACCTGAGTTTAAATCTGAAATTGGCAATCCATTAAATGCGGCTCTTAAATCTAATAAAGCAGACTATATCAATGCAATCAATCCAAACCCACTGAGTGGTAGATATGATTTTGGTGTAAAGGTTGCTGAGCTTTATATTAAAGCAGTAAAGAACTTAGCACAAACTCATGTCGCTGCATTACATACCAATAATCCAGCTGCAGAAACTTTATTAAAACAAGGTTATGGTATTGTGTTTGAACGACTTCTAAGAGAAGGCGATATACCACTACAAGATCAATTCGATGAAGATGGTAATTTGACTGAGATGGGTAAAGAGTCTCATCCAGCATACGCTGATTTCTGCCCAGAAGTTGAGGTGCCTGATGAAGAAGAATTAGCTAAAATAGAAGAAGAGAACAAAAAGGCTTTTAATCAATTTGTTGAAGATGCAAAGGATGAGTACGATCTATATAAATTTAAGTTCTATCAATTTCCATGTTTAACTGGTAAAGAAACTCAAGAAGAGCTAGAGGTTATCTTTGCTAACAGAATTCTACTGGGCTATGAGTTTATGAACAGCGGTAATGAAAGATGGAATTACTTTGTATGGGTATGTCATTTAGGTAGTGAAAACTATTCAGGTGATTATCACAATCTAAACTCTCAGTGTAAAGAAGATATTGAAGAGGCTGGATATGACTATAAGTTATTAGCAGACAATGTATCTGCTATGTGTAAAGCTGGTATCTTAGCTGCGCATCCTGTACAACCTATTGACGGTTCACAGACTGGCACTAATTCTGCTCTAAAGAAAAGAATTAGAAGACCTGCTACTCAACCCCTAGCATTTCCAACACTTAAGAATAAAGACGAGAAAGAGATTATTCCAGAGATCTGTCCTATTAATCCATATAAGATTCAAGTGGCTTATGACTTTGAAGAGGATAGCAAAAGACCTGAGATTCTAACTTCAAATGTGGTTGCCACATTTACATACTATCCTGGAATGAGAGACCGTATAGGTTTTGGTCAAGGAACTTCGGATGTACCTAATGTTATTAATAATGTGAAAGCTCTGTTCCAGAAAGATCGTATTGAATATGACAAAACAAAAAATTGGGTTAAGTCCAATTATGAGAAGAATGAGTGGGAAAAACATTGGACTAAATGTCCTGAGAATAAATTAAGAGCGGCAGCACAGTCGAATGATATGACTGCAGAATTCTTAAAGATTGACCCTATGACAGAGGGTACTCTATTTAAGTTTGAGTATCATCGAGCTCTATGTGCAGTTAAGAATGCAGAAAAGTGTGAGGAAGAGATGGCAGCGGTCGATCACCCATGGGAACAATCAGGCACAACACCAGATGGTAAGTCTTATGCAGGCGATCCGTATATGATGATGGCCAGAGTTACAATTGCATACTGGTATGCTTGTATTGTTAAGCCATTTAAGAATGTGCCAGCAGCACCTCCTGCTTTAATTCCACCACCGTTAACAGGTATCTATATTCCAATTTACTACGGTAGCGCAAATAGACTTGCAAATCACCTGAGAAGAGCATGGAACACTGGTAAATCTTTTGACACTCTAGGTATGACGCCACAGCCACCTGCCACGGCGACTGCAACAGCAGTAGCAGGCGCGTATGCCCTACACCTGCTAGAATTTAAGCTGCTTTATCTTGGTGGTATTCCAACACCTTTCGGTCCAGTGCCTATGGTAGGTTTTGTACCTGTGGTATTTTAACCCCAGTCTTTTTCGAAAGTATACCAATGGTCTGCAGACGCACAGTCGCGCAGAGCATCGAGAACCATATAAACCTTTTCGTCCATAGTTAGGTTGTTCAGAATGGCCCCTACGTGCATCTCAATGAGGTGGTCTTCCTTAAGGTAAGTAGATACATGTTTTGCAATTCCAGTTACCAGACGAGTTGCATTTGAGCTAACGTCATTGTAACGAGAACCTGGGTGATATTCGCCCCAGTCGCTAACTTCTTTAGCATGTTTCATCATCTTGTCCCAGAGTTTATCGCCGAGTAAATCTCGAACCTCCTGACAGATTGCTTGAATTTGGTCTTTGTGAGTGAAGACGGCTTGGTAGCCGTAGCCACCAATACCGTTACATTCAATTTTCTTATAGTTAAATTGTTCCATTATGCTACGAGTTCAATTATTGTGTTTTCAAAAGTGTCTTTCAACTCTCCGTAAGCCGGATCTGCCCAAGACTTAGAGCCGATAGATTTCCAGTGGCTGTAGTCCGCCATGTTAGGGAAAGTAGAGTGAATATCTCCAACAGTCAAGTTCTCAATAACAGTCTTGTCGATGTGCAAGAATTTGTTACCTTTCATGTTAAGAACTGAGAAGTAATAGTCTGAATCTGGAAGTTGAATTTCAACGTTGAAGAGTTTGTTCTTGTCAAAGTTAAACAAGTTACAAAGTTTACTGGTACCTGAGTTAATAACCATGAAACCAGCTCTACATTTAGAGATACTTCTGTATTTGTACTCTTTGTTCCAGTCCAATTTAAGGTCTTTCACGTAGAACGTGTGCATTTTACCCTTGATGTTCTGATCGATTGAGAACGAAGTTCCGAGGGTATCGTGGGTGTGTTTTTTAATATAAGCCATTTCGTGTTTGTTTTAATTACAGTACTAATATACGAAAAATTTCTGACATAAAAAAATCTAGAGGCAATGATTTTGCAAAAAAATGCAACTTTTTTGCATCTGGATAAAACCCATATAGAAGCAGATATATAATATGTTATTACCTTTTAAATAAAAAATAAATGTCAGAAAAAAGAAGACGCAGAATTAAAACTGCCGGTGTGAAAGCCGAAACCTCAATCGAACTTTTAGAGAAAGTTCCAACCCCTACCCAAGAATTTACAGAAACTAAAGAAGAAGTCAAAGACGATGGTAATGACTTCTCAGAATTCTATGATGAGAGCGGAGAGTTCTTATGGGAGAAGTATGAAGCAACATGTCCAACTCAAAATAGGACTCACAATCCACATATAAAGACGAACAACGGAGATAAAGTATTCTCAAGAGAAGCTTATGCTCAAGAGTTGTATGATTTAATGGAAGGCCACAGTGCTAAAATTAAACCTGTTATTCAAGAGGGTGAGATTCATACTGGTGTTGTATATGGAGTAGACCAAAACTTTATTACTGTAGATATTGACTACAGAGAATTAGTTTATGTTAAGGCAAATAAAGAGTCTGAAGAAGTTAGAGCTTTATTACCTGGTGAAGAGACTGCTGTCTTAATTACTGACACGAAAGGTACTCTAGGTGGAACAATCACTGGTGGAGTTAAACACAAAACTTTCATGGACCTTAGAGCTGGTATCGAAGAAGGTAACACTGCTTGGATTGGTCAGGTTAAAAACATGATTGAGAATGGTGGTTATATTGTAAGAGTTCAAGGTGTTGATTGTTTCATGCCAGGTTCACTTGCAGGTATTAATAAACTATCAGACTTTGGTTCTATAGTAGGCGAAGAGATTTATGTGGTACCAGTTAGTTTCTCTCCAGATAGAGGTACAATTGTAGTTTCACATAGAAAATATCTACAAGCTTTAATTCCAGGAGCAATTCAAGAGTTAAAACAAACCTTAGGTACTGAAATGACTGGTAATGTTACAGGTACTGCAAAGTATGGTGTGTTCGTTGAATTTAATAAGTGTTTAACAGGTATGATTCACAATAACGAATTAGACGAAACAACTTTAGCTAAATTCAAATCTAGAGAGATTAAACCAGGAGACGAAATTAAATTCTTTGTTAAGGATATTATTAGCAACACTAAAATTACATTAACTCAAAAAGAAGTTACTTCTTTTAATCCATGGTTAGATATTCAATCTAGATATACAATACCATCTGTAGTCGAAGCAAAAGTTAAGACTAAAAAAGACTATGGTATCTTTGTAAATATCGAAGAAGGCGTAACTGGATTGTTACATGTTAGTGAATTACCGGATAATTCAATAGAAGACTATAAAATAGGAGATTCAATCAATGTTCAAATTACTAGAATTGATGAAGCTACTATGAAGGTATTTCTTAAATTACCTAAATAACTATCCCAACAGAGTTTGATATATATTGAAAAGTAATATCATACTCCTAATATGCAAAAACTAAACAGATCTTCAACTAGACAGTCGGTCCTAAACGCTAGTCAGATGGGTATTGAATTTGAATTCTACTCAAATCTAGAACTAGATGAGACTCAGAAGTCTTTAAGTGAGTTACTTAATAGGAAGATTAAATTAGAGGAAAAAGCACACTCTGATTTTCAACCTAGCGCAGAAGTCTTTAAGATGGAGCCAGATATGTCTGGTGGTAAAGGTCTTATTGAGTTAGTTACTGGTGCGATGCCGTACCGTAGTGCTAGAATTGTAATTCAAAAGATGTTGAGATGGATAGAGAAGAATGGTTATACAAATGACCGTGCTTCAATTCATCTTAATATGTCTTTTAATCCAGACTATCTTGCTGATAAAGGTATGATTTCTAAAATGAACATTCTAAAGTTCATTCTGGAGTTTGATGAAAAGAGAGTCTATAAGTATTTTCCAAATAGAGAGCATTCAACTTATGCTAAATCTATTAAATGGATTATGCCAAAACATGAAGCTTTCTATTACAATGAAAATCTAATTAGTTCAGATAACTTTACTTATGCTAATACTAAATACTATGGTATTAACTTTGAGAAGGCACAAAAGAATTATTTAGAATTTAGATATTTAGGTGGTGAAAATTACGAGAAAAGAACAGACGATATTCTACATTTAGCAGATGGTTTTATCATGTCTGTTTTTAAATCTTGCTTCAGTCCTAGCTTTACACCAGAGAATAAAATAGAGCTTAAGAGGATATTAGAGAAGAATAGGCCTCTTATGGAGATGTTAAAAGACCATAAAGCAGTAAATAAATACTGGAGAGAGATAAATATATTAGTAGACTTAACAGACGATGAGCAAGTTGTCGCTGTACAATGGAATAGATTCAAACAAAAAGTGTTAGAACTATTGTCGAACGGATCGATGGAAAAGGGCATAATTAATTATGATTCTGACTACGGTTCAGTGCAGGTGAAAGATGGAGTTTTTAAAACAGCATATTTGCTAAACGGCTTTGAGTTTATAGATTGCGAGCTATCCGGTAACATTGAAAATAGTTCAATTTACGGTGGTAAAGTTGATGGAGCACAAGTTTTGCGTTCACAATTTTATCAAGGCACTGAGATAAAAGATTCTAAAGTAGAGTCATCTTATGTCCACGGAAGCTGCACGTTGACTAACTGTTATGTCTTTGGAAAAGATACAATTTTCAAAGGTAGAATGGTTGGGGGTATTTTCAGAGAAGGTGGTATTGGACCACATGCGAGATTTGATGATACCGAAATAGTGGTAAGCACAAAAATAAATACATAACAATGAGTGAAATAAGACAAGGTAATCTAAACGATTTAAGTACCGAGAGAGATTTTGGGGCAAGCTGTCTCAATGCATTTTTGACCGAGTTAGGAGATGACTTAACTGGTGCTTGTATGGTTCCGGTTAACCTTCCTCAAAGAGAAATTATGAACATAGTTAAGAGAGCTAAGAAATGGTTCTATAAAAACTATGAAGATGCTGTAAGAGAAAACTATTTTGTTGTTCCTACTTCAGTATTTGATTCAGATTATTTTAAAAATCACAGATCTTTAAACCTACCTAACGCGAGTGCTGATGGTTCAGGTTCTGTATTCTCAGTATTTGGTGTATATGATACTGGTTCTGGTTTTCAATCAGCCGGTAGTGGATTAGATGTTAGATTTCAAAGTGGAGGTGATTTCGCTTTAGAGAAGATGTTATTTAGAGGTATGTATGAAGGAGCTGGATCTGCTGAAGCTGCAGAAGAACTACAATACTATGTGCTTAATCAATCACTAGCAGATATGTCTAGAATGATTCTTGAGAACCCAATCTCATATAACTACTCTAGATTGACTGGTGAACTAAAGATATTAGGTGATAAACCAAAAGATGACGTGGTACTACACGTTTACGAAACTTTACCGGACTGTGCTCTATATGAAGATGAAATTTTCTTTAGATACTGTTCTGCTAAGATCAAGCAGTCCTTAGGTGCCAAATTAGGTATCTTTAAATTCGCATTACCTGGTAATGTAGAATTTGACTATGACGCGATAAAAGACATGGGCGACACCGAATTAGAGTCGATTATCGAAGAAATTAAAGGCGATGAAGGCGTGGATTATATGTTCCACTCATAATAAGCTGAATACATATATAAATGGACTTTTACATTAAACATATAGGTGACCCGAATTATCAGACTAATATAGTACAAAATAACGGTGAGATTGAGCAGTTATTAACTCAAATTGAAACCACTTTATTTACTAGAAAAAGAGATGTTTTAGGTGAACCTAATTTTGGATGTAATTTAGAAGATTTGGTATACAGTTTAAATCAAAGTGAATTCCAGATTAGAAACGAGATTGAGAGCCAATTAATGAATTATGTACCATTAGCTAGTAAGTATTCTACTTCGGTTGATGTTAAATTCTTTAAGGGTGAAGTAAGAGATGTTTGTTATGTGGATATTACAGTAAATAATGAGTATATAATCTCAGTAAATCTAAGATAAATAAATAATGGCAGAATTAAAATTTTTAAGTACACTAAGAACAAATGCCGACCAGATCAAGGCGGATGCTCGTACATATATCTCGAGGGTATACAAGCGAGCTAATACTTTGTTTACAGAGGCATCTCCATTTGCACAGATTGTAAATGTGATGGCAGAGCTTGGTGAGTTAATTATGTTCTATGTAGAAGATGCTCTCGTAGAACAAAACATTTATACTGCTCAGCAACCCGAATCAATATATGGTTTATCAAGATTAACTGGCCATGATGCTACTAGAGGTTTTGCTGCAACAGGTGAAATAGAATTCAGATGGAAAGTCGGTGCAGATCTTGGTAAGATTGCAGGTACTGGTTTAAACATAGATGCTAGAGCAATTCTACAGTGTGAACAAAATGGATTAAAATATACTCTATTAACTTCAAACGACAAATATAGATTAGAGAAGTCTAATAAATTTAAAGTTAAGACTGCAATAGTTCAAGGTGAATTTGAACAACAGACTTTTACAGGTACTGGTGAAAAGATGCAGGCATACAATATAAAAGTAAGTAAATTAACTGACCACTCAATGGTTAGTGTTTCTGTTAATGGAGAGAAGTGGACTAAACATGAGTCCATGTATGACTTATTAAATGAAGAGAAAGGGTTTATTCTTAAGACTGGTGTTTCAGGTGGACTAGATGTTTACTTTGGTACTGGTAACTTTGGTGCTATTCCAGCAGCAGGAGCTGATATTCAAGTTGAATATGTGAAACATTCAGGTTCTTTAGGTAATTTAGCAGACGGACAAGACTTAGTATTCCAATGGCAATCACAAGGTACAGACTCTAATGGTGCTGAATTTGACTTAAATGAGTATTTAGAATTAACTATTACTTCATCTCCTAAAATGGGAGCAGACAAAGAGAACCCTGAGTTTACAAAATTAATGGCGCCACTAACGTCCAAATCATTTGTTCTGGCGACACCAGACAACTACGAGTATTTCCTATCAAGATATGGATTATTCTCGTATGTGGATGCCTACAATACTACATCGGATGAGTATTTAGATGATGACAATGTTATCTATATCTTTGCTGTACCAGATGTAAAAAGAAAGTTATTAGCAAGTCAAGATTACTTCTCGATTCCTCAGAACGAGATGTTCTTTGACCAAAACGAATATGACAAGATGTCACAAGTAATTCAAGATAGTGGCCAACAAATGGTTACCACTGAAGTTGTGTTTGTCAAGCCTCAAATTAGAAAATACAGTATGGATATTAACATCAGATATTTTGAAGGCTACACAAAACAAGAGATTTTCTCAGAGGTAAGAGCTAGAGTTAGCGACTATTTATTAAATGTAACAAGAAGAGACAAATTGCCTAAGTCTGATATTGTATACATTTTAGAAGAAATTGATGGCATTGACGCAGTGAATGTGAGATTCATCTCAGAAACAGAAGAGACCGCTAGAAGATTAGGTTACTACGAGTCTAAAACTGTTTCGGTTGTACCACAAGAACCTGTACTACTAGAAGATATTGGTAACGGCAAACAAAAATATATTTTCTTTAAGCAAGTGGAAGAAGTTAAGACCGTGGACGTCGATGAGACGACAGCTATTCCATATACAGTTGCAGGCTTAGATCAATGGGGTGACATTATCATGGAGAAAGAAGAAGTCGCTGTCTTTAGAGGCGGATGGCAAGATCGAGATGGTGATGATATTCTAGATGATGCTAAGATAAATGCTGAAGCTGCGCTTAGTGTGAATTTTGATGAAACGCCGGTACCTAGAACAATATACACTAGAGTACAGGCTGGAAATAGAAAAGCCTTGAAATAATGTTATTTAGAGATCTATTAGTTTACAAGCGTAAAAGGCTATATAAAGTAGCTAAGCACAGAAGAGATGACCTTAAGAATACCAAGTATGACTATAAGTCTGGTCAAAGAGGTTTAATCGGTAAGCAAGTTTCACAGCATATTCAAAGAAATCAAACGATGAGAGAATTCCTCTTATTCGTAAATGACTATATTGTAAAACTTTTAGATCAAGTAAGATACCTAAAGAACTTTACTAACTTTACAGTACAAAAAGACGACGATACGAGTAGATAATTATGTGGAATAACTTAAGATTTTTTAATGGTACCTCTCACGAGATACAACTCACTCAGGTGGATGGCATTTGGGAAGGTAAAGTCTTTTTACCTGAAGTGTCTACTGGCTTGTATGAGACTGTAAATCTTTTTGTTCTAGAAGAGTGTCTACATAATGGTGCAACAGTAATTAATAAACCCCTATCTCCAGATAACGTCATTACTAAATTTACATTCGAGTGGGAAGCTCTACAGTTAGACCAGTCTAAAGATGTAATCATGTATCAGATGAGAATGGATGGTGGTAAGGCCTATGTGAAAGAGTTAACTACTCAACAACAAGACTTAGCTGCATGGAGTAACATTATCTCACAGGATGCAAATTACTTTAAGACTATTAGTACACATGAGAATGTTGCTCTACAAGTTAACATTGCGGTATCTTCTGATATAGAAGGTATTCATAAGAGAATTCTATTAGTTAAAGCCGGCGCAGATATAGTAGCAAGAATTGAATTCTACGGTGAAGTTGAAGCAGAAGACGAGAGACTAAAAGTTCTACTCGCTAACTTAGGTAACTCACTAGAGGAAGAAGACTTTATGATATTCAAGTCGCATGACATTTCAGAGATGCACCCTGACTATCAGCTCTTAAACCAAAAGAGAAGAGAGCTCTTATTAGAGATGAATAACATTAAGCCTTTCGTTGGTACATATAAGGCTATCCTAAATGCTATTGATTTCTTCGGCTATGATAAAATTACACTTAAAGAGTATTGGATTAATGTAGATAAAGACTCGAAGACTTTCGGTAAACTACATGCTATTCCAGTACCTAACTCATCTGTTAGAGGTGAGATGACTAGAAAGAAACTAAAATTCAAGTTACCTTCTAAAACTCAAAAGAAAACTAGTAGGTTCTCATTAGTATATAGACTCAATGAGCCTAATGGTAAATTCGATGCATTTGATTTTGCTCAAGTTGATGAGGTGTTCGATTACACTCCAGAAGAAGTCCTAATCAAATTATACGGTTTAAAGAATAGACTACAACGAGATTTTTTACCCCTCGAAGCTAAAATCGTAGACATCACAGGGGAAGGCGACTATTTCACTAACAAGAACTTAAATATCTGGAAGATTCAAAACCCAATTAGTTTCTTCACGGAAGGACATAGAGTAAAGTTCAATGTATTTCCTAACGATAGAGATCTTTTTATTGAAGATACTTCAATGGTTTTAAAATCAGTGTTAGACCAAAATGACCTGACCAATAACTATGTTACATTCTTAAACGCAGGTATTGGTAATGAGGGTGATTATACTGAAGCACAAAGAACAGAATTAAAAACTATCTACGAGAAGTTCTATGAGACTTACCATGATAGAACAATGGAATCTTTCAATGCAAACTTCGGCGCTAGAAACATTCCAATTGGTTGTCCAGTAATTTTAGACTCAATGGAGTCTTGGGATGATGTTTGGGACGAAGCCTATTTTGTATGGGATGATGCTGTTGATGCAAATGCAAATCTAAAAGTAACTTGGGAAAACTGGTGGAAGAGATGGGTATATGAAGTTGAGTGGATTATCGATGGTCCAGAAGGTTTCCATAAAGAATATAGAGGTGCAATTGATGACTATAAGAGATTACCACTAACTCTACCTTATGTTGGTAGTTATACAGTGGAATTAAGATATTATGACCTATTCGGTCACATGTCTTACTATAAAGAAGCAGATATGTTCGAGGTTAAGCTAAAAGAACTAGAACTATATGGTATTTACAAATCTTTAGAAAGAGAGCCAAGAGGTAATGTAGCAACATGGGACTCTAAATTCTTAGACTGGGATAAATCTGGTGGTTACTATGATTTCCCACAAGATAATAAACAGAAAGTAGAAGATACAATTGCAACATTCTACTTAAGTTTAGATAGAGCTAATTATCCAAAAGATGCAACAGACCAAGGTGTAAGATTCTCAACAGTAAGAAGATTTTTAGACATATATTCAGATACAGGTTATTCTGAAACTACTGGTCCATACCAGTGGAATGAATGTTCTTTTAGATGGAAAGACACTGAATATAACTGGTGGGATAATATGAGAGTAGGTCCAGATTTAACTGCATCATTTAAAATAGACTGGATTGAACAAGGAGATACATTAGAAATTACACATAGAGACCCGATAACTAATGTTGTTAGTACTGGTCAACATACGATTACTTCTGCAACTCCAACCTCTTCTAATCAGGTATCAGCGTGGGAAGCGATTGCTGCAGAATTAGAAGCAAGTACAGATCCTATTATCTCTAAGTTTAACTACAATCCTATCTTTATTGATGGTGATAATGATAATGATGTTGAAGATGCAGGAGGGAATGATATATTCCAATTTATTCTATGTGTAGGTCAAGAGTATTCAAAACACTATGACTTTGAAACTGTAGAAATTAAAACTACACCAGGCTCAATTTCTGCTGTAAGTGGTGAAGTTCATGTAATACATTACAATCCAACTTGGGATAATGTAAAGGTATTTAAGAACTATGCTGCGGTAGAAAGATCGACACATTTAACCATATCCACAGATATTTCTAAATTTCCGGGCGCGAGAAATCCAAAATGGACTATCACGAATATAACTAACCCAGAAATCAATGATATATACTATAATAATATGTGGCTCACGTACATTTTCCAGGAACCGGGTGACTACTCGATTCAACTGGAAGCGGAAGACACGTATGGAAATAAGAACGTTGTAAAACGCAACATGTTAAAAGTAAAATAAACGAAAAATGGCAAACATTACTGAAATTTTAGGTACAGACTCGGTATCATCTTCTAGACCAGTTATCAATAGTAACTTTGAGTTGTTAAACGACGAGTTAGCTTCTGTAACTGCATTGCTAAACCCTACTACTGCGGTATTAAGTGGTTTAACTAATGCTACTTCACAGGCTATCAATGTTGTTGACGGTACAACTTTACTATCGGTTAGTTCTTCAGGTGCTTCGATTGGTACTGCTGCTAACTTTACATCATCTGTAAGCTTTGGTGGTAAAATCATCAAATCAGGTGTAATAGGTACGGCTGCAGCTCCAGCAACAGGAGTTCAATTAACTCCTACATCAATTGATAAAGGTACGTACTTTATCGATGGCGCTTTCACTCTGCCAAACGCAAGTGACGGACAAGAAGTAACTTTAATAAATAGATCTGCTGGCGCAGCTGCTGTAACAGGTACGCTTGGTGCAACTTCTATTTCATTAGACGGACTAAACTCAACTGTAACATTAAGATGTTTTGAGAACACATGGTATGTAATTAGCGCTTATGCTACTACAATATCATAATAATTAAATTAAACCGAAAACTGTAGATGGCAACTCCATTAGTAAGAATACCACAACCGCAAGGTGGCACGATGTACGCTTTCGCTTCAGCGGCGAGAGATATTACTAGAGCGTTTAACAGTGCTGACATCAATTTTGAGTTTAGTAAATATGCTTTACTAGACTTACCTGATTTCACACAGTCCGTAAACAACTCTAATACTATCGACTTTGAGCTGAACTTAAAGCAGCCTTCAGGGCAGGCGTATGTTGCAGGTCAACCTAATGTGGACTTCGCACAAACATTTCAAAATTATGCTCTGAATTTAGAAGAGATTCTTCTGAAGGATGATGACTATGACCCAATCTTATTGGCATCCGATGCTGAGAAGATTTTCTTTAAGTGGTTATCAGCTCTAGGAGCAATTGATTTTAGACCGACTGATTCTAATGAGAGTTCAACAGGAGCTTACGCTGAGAATGATAACGCAATCTTAGGTGGCTCGAACTACGATAAAGTAGTTAAGTATTTAGGTAGTATTGACGCTGAGAACGACGTAGCGTACCAAGGCAATACTTACCATGAAGTCTATATTAACGTGCCAACATCGGTAGGTTTCACACCTCTCGTGTTGTTTAAGCCAACAGACTATAACACATCTGCAACTAAAGCCTATCCAACGGATGTAAATGCACAAAATGTAGAGGGTAGAGAAGGTCAAACACATCCAGACCCAAATATCAATTTGTTACCTGTAGTAGATAATTATACAGTGGGCTCAGGTCCTTTCTATGATATTTCTACTAACTCGACTAACTCAGTACAAATTGATTTTGACACGGCTTCCTATGAGCCAATTCAAAATAATCCAGATGTTCAGACATTATTGGATTATGCAAAAACTGGACAACAGTTCAGATTTAACGCCGTTTTAGTTTATTACGATTTATATAGCTCTTCTGTACCAGCAAACAGAGCAACCAACCTATATGGTATCTTAATCCTAGATGATATTGCAGATGCCTTCGGTCCAGGTACTAAGATTCATGAACAAATTAAATTTAAGCCTAACGAAGTAACTGGTTTAAATGGTAATGCGTTCTCTTTAAAATTAAATCTTAAATTCAATTCATCTCTAGATAATGTAGGCGTTGAGACAAGTATTAATGATTTCACTACTTTCTCAATGGACTTATTCATGGACACAACTACTGCATTAGAGAATGCCACGGACTTATTAAAGCAAGCTAATAATAGATACTCATCAGTTGTAGATAGATTAGATGCTGTCGAGAACCTAGTTTTAGGTACTGCGAAAGCAGCAGCTCTAGAGAATAGAATTAAAGAATTAGAAGATGACTTTACTTCTTCATCACTACAACTACAAGATTCTAACGCATTGTTAAACTTAATTAATAATGCCCATAACAGAATTAATCAGCTGGTAGATGGTACAATTCCAGTTGAATTACAATATAATACAGATGTAATCTTTGCAGGTAGAGGTACAACTGTAGACAAATCAGTAGCTGACAAAATTAAAATCAACAACGAGGTTGATGGTTATGCTGTATCTGATGTTTACAGATGGGATATTGCATCTAAAATTGTTTCTGGCGAAATAACTAGCGCAGCACCTTTTGATAATACACAATCAAATCAATATGGTGTATGGGCTAAGTTACAAGATTATACAAATAGATTTAGCCTAAAGAATCTGTTATCTGCAGATCCACTCAATAGCGCTTTAAATATATACATTGATGATTCTACCAGAGGCTGGAAGATTGGTCAAGTATTTAAAATCGCAATTGATACTATTGATGTGGATGGTAACAACATCAAAGTTTGGACAAACCAAGCTGGAGGATGGCAAGTGATTGCAGATATAGATCCATCTCAACTATTAACTAATAAACCTTACATTGAACTGGTTTGTATCGATCCAGTCAACTATGTATTTGAAGTAGATATTTTAAGATAATATGAACACTAACAACTCCATATCTAATTCCTTAAAGAAGCTTCTAGAGATTAACACTAATTCTCTGAAGACTTTCGAGCGCATTAACGAAGCGATAACCACAACTCAAAAGGACATCCCGTTAGAGATTCTAACTGACGAGGGTACTAAAATAGTATCTATACCTGGGTTTGGTTTTATGAAGAAAGAGCTAGAAAGATTAGACAATAATCTTAAGGCGCTTGCAGGATTAGGTAAAGGTAGTACTAGAGTTAAATTACCAGATGGTACTTTCCAAAACATTATCACTACTTCTTTAAAGACTCCAGCAAATGATATTACTACTTTAGCAAGACCAACTGCTTTTGCTACAAAGCCAAATTATTTTGCTGAAGATTTCTTAAACCCAATGTTAACTACATCAATGGATGTTAGTGGACAGATACCGAATGACACTGAGAGAGTAGTCATTAAAAGAATTTTATTTGATGGTACAAATCAAGTTGCAGTAGATTTCTTTAATGAGAATTATAGAAACCAAGATAACATTGATTATCTAACTGCGATTAGAGATATTGTCAATAACAATATAGCATATATCTTAGACGAAGAGATGAGAGATATGCCGTATAGAAGTCAACAGTACACTGGAACATTTGATGTTCTATCAATCTCAAATTCACAAAGAGAGATTGTAGAGAATGGTGCGACTGTAAAAACTGCTATCAAACTTTACACATTAGATAAACTAACTTACTCAGATAATGATAAAGACCTAGATCAGACTGAATTACTCCGCGTAGGAGACGAACTGATGGTCACTGGTGGCGCTAAAAACACAAGATATGTAATTGACAAACTTGATGCATCGACTCGTCAGGTTGAACTCAGACTCGTTGAGGGTTATGAGGCAATTAAGATTGGTGCTGCTTCTTTAGCTGTATATAAAGCTGAAGATAACAATTTAGATATTGAAGTACCTGTTGGTTTCGATGAGAGAGTTTTAGTGTTCGTAAAGGCAATTGACCCTGAATCTAAAATCTTAGCAGAGAAGTGGTCTCCAGGTGTTGGTTATCATACAAACGATTTAGAAATTCTACAAGACGATGGTTCTGTAGTTTTATTATCAGACTACTATAAAGAGAATGTAGCTGACTTTGGTAAATTTATTACTTCAATTAAAGAAGATAATATCCCACCAGCAACAGTTGGTGTAACTCCAGATGCTCCGGTTCTAGTTGCTGATAACTTTAAAGTAGTTCAGATTAACAAACACGTAACTGCAAACGATACTGCAGATAAAATTAAGAAATTAAATGCTGATAAAATCTCAGTCGATGAGGCTGTTAAGAAATTAGATGATACTATCACTAAGAAGAGAGCTGAGATTGCAAGTAAGAAATATGAGTCACAAGTTCAGAAGGATAAAGACAAGAATGAGTTAAATGCTCTAATTGAAGAAAGAGCTTCTGAAGCTAAACTATATAATTCTATTGTAACTCAAATTCAATCACTATCAGCTGCGTCGGATGCTACTAAGCGTTCACCTAAATATAGAATTAGAGGTTTCTGGGCTGTACCAGCTGCAAAACAAGTAGCAGATACATTAGATCAGAATGTTGTACAATTTATTATCTCATACAGATACCTATCGACTTCTGGTAAAGCTTCTGAAGCTGCTCAACTTAAGTTTACTGATGATGGTAGAGAGAAACAAGCTATTTTCTCAAACTGGAATGAAAAGAAAACTAAAGTAAGAGCAAGAGCTAAGTCTATCGATAATAACGGTAATGTATCTAATAAATTTACATGGCAAGATACTAAGATTGAAGATGGTCAAGAGATTAACTTCAACCAATTAGATATTCCAATTAACCAGGGTGAAATAGTAGAGATTAGAGTTAAATCTATTTCAGAAGCAGGTTATCCTTCTAATCCTATTGAGTCTGATTTCTCTGAGTCAATTACAGTTTCATTCCCTGAAGAAGAGATTGACACTACAGATCTTGCACAAGTAGTAGAAAAGAATACTGCTGAATTAGCAAAAGTTCAGATTACAGAAGAATTAACTGCACAAGGTTTATTTACACACTTAGGTGATGCGTTTACTGCAAATGAGAATTACTATGCTCACGTCGCTACTAATATAGCATCAGGTTTCCTATCACCAGAGCAAAAGCCGATTTCAGTATATGACAAGATTGCAGAGCTAGAGGCTCAGATTGCAGGTCTTAAGGGTACTGTTGAAGCTGAAGTTGGTGAATTGGTTGTTAAGATTGTTGCAGAAGACGGAACAGTTACTAACATCGTTAAAGATACTACAACTCAATTATTTGCAGGTTACTATGTAGATGAAGTTGCAGACTTAACAGTTAGAAAAGGACATATTGTTACAAAGACATTTAAACTACAATTAGAAAATAGTAAATCTACTAAATTAGAATTAATCTCTAGATTAATTGGTGATAGAAACAAACCAGCATATAGATCTTTCACTGCAGGTGAAGCTAACACGAATGGTTTTGGTATTGGACTAAACGACCAAGGTGGTGCTGCTGTTGATACTAAAGTAGAAAGAGATAATTACTATCAAGAAGAGGGTAACTATGATTTAACACCTATTCAATATCAGAATGTAGCAACTGAGAATTTTGATAAAACTTCAGATGCTCCATATCAGTCTGCTCAAAGAAGAGGTCAGTTTGTTTATAGTAGATTCATGGATGTTGCAAATCAAAACCCACATTATATTGTATCTCCACTTAACGCATTAGCTGCAGGTGTAAACCCAACAATCGAAGACTATGAGTATGGTTTATCTACTGGTACAAATGATGCTGGTTATCCTGGTGTTACAAATGATTCTCAGACTAATAACTTTATCTGGTCTGGTACTTTCAACAACTCATCAGTTGGTGCATCAGCTAGTGATTGGGACAGAGAAAAGATTAATGTCTCTAGTACTAGTGCAGTAACATTAACGGAATATAACACAGGTTTATTCTTACATAAAGACCACCCACTAATTGAAAACATCTGGCAATCTGCTTACACTACATATAATGGTGTACAAGGTACTGGTATGAATTTAGGTAATACTAGAAAGTCAATGATTTTCTCAATGCCTAAAACTGCTACTCAAGCAACTGGTGCTACTATCTTTAGTATCTTTGGTTACGATATTGTACCAAGTCAAGTGAAGTCAAAACAACAGGTTGCATATCACGATGGTACTAATCTATTTGATGCTACTTTAGCTACTAGCAAACCTGAAATTGTTAGACCAATTAAGATGTCATTTGACGCGAACGACCAGTATTTATTAGGTGGTAGATCTTGTGGTGCTTTCTTATTCATGTCTCCTGTTAACACAGATACACTAAAAGTAAGTGGTGAAACTAAGAGATCTAAAAAAGAAATAAACGCAAAAAAAGATAATGAGTCAAACGCAGTTTCTGTAGATATTGTTTTCCAATATAGAATGACTGATTACTTTGGCAACAACGAGTCTACAGATACAGGAAGAATTGGTGGTTTCGCTAGATTAGCATATAACAACCTAACATACACTAAGAAAATAGGTTTAGATATTTTTGACAAGTATGGTGAACAATTCTCTTTCGACTTAGAGGTGTTTGCTAAGTACGGTCCAAAAGGTAAGAACTTAAACTCTATTAGAGCTGCTCAGTTACTCAGATAATATAATGTATCGGCCTGCTGAGGTGGATATATAATAGAGAAGAAATTCTCAAATAAGAATAGAACTGAATGGCACAAATTACATTTCACGGATCCCTACGAGCTTCAGCTGCAAACGCATTTTTAAATGGCCCTGCAGATAAAGTAGCTATTGGTGTTAACGATACAGTATTATATTACAATTCTAGTAATCCAATAGCTGTTGGTGACATATTATATACCGACCAAGGTTTTCAAAACGTGTTTAATGGAGGCGGCACCATTGAGTTCTTTTATACATCAGACGATGAGAATGATTCAGCACCAATATACACAAACAAGGTTGTTGAAATTGAAGGAATAGGTGACGCTAACAATCCTCTTGGTACAGTTAAATCTGTAACACTTGGTCCAACATATAGTATTGAGTTTCAAGATGCTAATGGTAATCAAATCACTAACGTCGATGAGGGTACACAATTTAAAGTAGTGGTCACAGAAACCGGTTCTCCTGCAATGACTTCTGTCATGACAGCGGGTGGTCAAGCGGGTGCATCTGATTTTGACAGCTGGCCATTTACTACAAATCAAGTATATGGTGAGCTATTAACACTAGACTTTACACAGGGGTCAAACGTAGTAGAAACTGACCTAACACCTACTGCAGATAACACATCAGACGGCAATAAAAACTTTACAGTTCAACTAACTAACGGGCAACTTGCTTCTATTACTATTAATGATACTTCACAAGATCCTGCAAACTACACAATTGAATGGGATGATACTTCTGCATTAACTGTAGTTACTGGTGGTAGTACTTCGCAGAGATCGTTCACCATGGGCGATGCGACACAGCAATTAAACCCACAAAATGATGTTGGTTTTAGTAATAACAATAACTGGAACACTGCTACATCTGATGTTCAAGTTACTCAGAGTGGTGGTTCTGCAACTGGTGGTACTTTAAATATAACTGTTCCTGCATATACTGGATTTGATGATAGAAGTGTTGATATAACTCTAATACATCCAGATGCTAATCCAGCCGTAACTTCTAGTGCTATAACTCTTACACAAACAGGTACTGGACTAACAGCATGGGATTGGCCTAGTGCTAATGTAATTGCAGGCAACTCTTTACAAATTAGCTTTACCGATCTAGGAGGGCAACAGGTTAGTGATGTTCAGGATGGCATGCCGTTTATTGATATTGCTACTTTACCTCAGAACGGTAATCTATATGATGTAACCGCTAACCAAGTAGTTCTAAGTCAAGGTGCTACTTTAGACGCTAACAGTGGCAATCCTGGTGTATTTTATACTCCTAACGCAGGTTTTGGTGCTGGTGGTAGTGCTACAGATTCATTTACATATACAGCAAGAGATTCAGATGGTAATACTCTAACAAAGACTATTACAATTACAGTTGGCCCGCCGGCGAACACGGCACCTTCAATTTCAAGCTTTAGTGTAAGTTGTAATGGTTTCGGTTCTACTGGTACTTCACAGCAATTTAATGTGATAGCAGTTACAAATGCTAATCCACAAGATGAGGATGTTCCTAGCTTAACTTACCAATGGGCATCAGACTCGAATGGAAGTAATCCTGTTTCTTTCCCTGGTGTTCCTACTTTACCAGACATAGATCTTGTTAATAGCGGTGTTGGTGATACTATATTTACAATGTCTAAGCCTGCTGGAACTAACCTAGGCGTTAACGACTCATCAATCACAAATAGTGCATGGTTAAGAGCAACTGATAATCAGGGTGATGTTTCTAGCTGGGTTGAAGTACAATTTACTTTAGCATCAGAACAGAATGCTCCTCCTGTAGTGACTCAAGGAACTCAACCATCGACTGGTGCTTTTGCAATCGATCAATATAATCAAGATTCTGTAAATCTTGGTCTTACCGTTTCAGATCCGGATGGAAATACTATTAACTTAGCTCTAGATAGTGGCTTTGGTTTCCAAGACGGAAGTGGTAACACTCTTTCAAATGCTGGTAATGTTTCTATTAACGGTATGGTGGTTACCTATGAGGCTAATATAACTGGTATGACTCAAGGTCAGGTTCAAACTGTAAAATTCCAGATTACAGTTGCTGACCAATATGGAGCTATTCCAACTTCTAACCATCCTATTGTATTTACATACGATGTAACTCCGGTTGCAATTATTAATATAGACAGATCTAACGTATTTGCTAGTTCTAATTCTATTGCTTGTGCTTCTACTGCATCAACAAATGCTTATTTGAATGCTACCCAAGCTTCCGATATTACACAACTACAAGCTGGAGATTCAATTTATCAGACAGCAAACACTGGTGCAGGAACTGTTTCTAATCCGGTTGCTTCATCAAGTACAAGCGCACAGTGGATAAAGATTAGACAGACTGTAAGTGGTGTGTTGCAAGAAAGAGCTGTCGAGATAGACAGTAGCGGTATAATTCTATCGATTGTTCAGTGTCAAATTTCAACTGGTAACGCATGGCCGATCACTGGTTATTACTCTGATGACGCGAGTGTTGTATGTTATCAATCTAACTATGAGGTTGCCACGTTATGGCAGAATGTTGTAGATACTACTGGTGCTGCTAACGCTACGATGGAACAAGTAGCTGCTGCAGGTGGTACTCTATTTACTAACGAGGTTAACGCTAACGCTTATGCAGGCGTTCCTATTAGTTCTATACCAAGTTCTGCAATTGTTCCAGATGGTTTTTATAGAACTCCATCTGAAACTGGTTATTATTGGGAAATGGTTAACGGTCAATTCGTTGCAATAGATCCTAACACTCCTAACATTTACAAGAACACATGTCCTGAGCCTATTGTCTATCAGACTTATTCTTTTAAAGCATACTATAATGCAGCTGATAGAGAAAGAGTAGACTCTGCATGTACTACTGAAGAACAAGACTTAACTTTGGCTACCGTTTATTTTAGAGGTGACCAAAATGACAATATAAACACTCTTAACGATAAAGAGAAGTTAACTTATGTAATGAGCAGGCAGCTGGTTATTTACCAGGATGAAGCACTAGCTACTCAGGTAGACTATAGTAGTTTATGGCCTACAACAGTATTTTTATCTGCTCAAGTAGACCAAAACGGTGTTACTCAATTACCACCATTCCCTGGTTTTGCAATCTGGGAAAATGATAATTCATCTGGTTACACTGGTAACTACAGATGGTTTGGTATAGACCAGAATGGTGTTTTAGAAGAGGCTAATATACTTACTGTACAAGGAGCATGTGGTACTCAATTTAATAAGCCTAATGCTTGGAATACATTTGAATTAGGTGGTGGTTTAGCTTCTAGAGAGAATGTATATTATGCTTTCTACTCTTGTGTTGCTAAAATAGAAAACGGTGAACCATATTGGC